TACCACTACTACAACCACATCAGCATGAGTATAAAAACATTCATAGGACTTTCTGATACTTCTATCAAGAGTGTTTCAAATACTCCTGTAGAGAGAATAAAGACTATACTTGGGTCAGGGTTGAACCCTTCTCCTTCCGAGGACATTACGGATGCAATGCTCTTTGAAGATGGAAGTGAGTTCTATATGATTGAGGAGGATAGCGTTGATTATTTACAATTAGTCGAAGAATAAAAAATAAAATGATATGACAGTAACAGGAAAGAAACCGTCAGAATGGTCTGCTGCAACGATAAAGGCGGTACAGAATGCAATTAATGTAATAGACATCACCTACGCAGACCTTGTGACTGCAATCGGTGCTTCAGGACTTGTAGAGGGACAGCTTTATAAGATTACAGACTTTGCCACCGTACATTGGATGGTGGACTTTACTTATGGAAAATATGGAGCATTTTCTTCCTACATTCTTGATGATGTAGGAGAGAAGATAATCCACACAGGAGAAAATGAGCCTTTGGTGGTGTTGGCAACAAGTGTCAACACACTTGCGCCAGAAGCATACAGTACACTCCATCCAACAGATGCCCTTAAATATGATTGGAACCCTTTGAATTATTCCACTATTAAACAGTTCTACGATAGCGACTTATCAACATCACCAGCAGGGTTTAAGGGAATAATAACACGCAGGGAGGATGTTACAAAGGCAATTAAGACAAATTACGACTTCCGTGAAATCACCTATCGTTTATACAGCATTGAACAACCTGCATGGACAGCACAAGCATATTCACAGGGTAATATTGTACAGGTAGGAAATGTGTTATATGGTGCTAATGCAACAACAGAAAGCACCGATGAACCCGGAGATTCTGCAAAGTGGACATTCCTTATTGACATTACAGAAAACGCATTTTTAAGCTATAGTGGAATATTGCATTACCTCTATCCTTTTCCAATAACAATACAGGATACGGATAATTTCACGGATAGGACAATGTTTGATGATGATACTTGTTCAAATATTGTCTTTGAAGAGTGTAATTTTATTCCTTATGTCACTTACGGGAGTGGCTGTAATAAGATGACTTACGGGAGTAACTGTTATGCCATGACTTACGGGAGTTACTGTTATAACATGACTTACGGGAGTGGCTGTTATAACATGACTTACGGGAGTGGCTGTTATAACATGACTTACGGAATTGAATGTAGTAGCATGACTTACGGGAGTGGCTGTTATTCCATGACTTACGGGAGTGGCTGTGGTAACATGACTTACGGGAGTGGCTGTGGTAACATGACTTACGGGAGTAACTGTGGTGGCATGACTTACGGGAGTAACTGTGGTAACATGACTTACGGGAGTAGCTGTGGTAACATGACTTACGGGAGTGGCTGTTATTCCATGACTTACGGGAGTAACTGTTATTCCATGACTTACCCTGATTTTACAGCCTATAATGATTTCAAGGATGGTGTAGGTAATATTGATTTTACAGGAGCAGGAATAACACAGATTACAAATGGAACTACCATAACACATCAACTATCAGGATTAGTGGTGTATCAATCGTATATAGATGCCTCGTCAACGCCAACTATGGTTATTACAACCAACACCATAGGAGTATATTCCTAACCCCGATAATTAAAAACAAATTAGGTTATAAAATGGTACAGGTTGAACTAAAAATAAATATATACTATGTGTGTGACAGAAGAAGAAATAAAGGAACGCTTGAAAAATCTACCTGAAGTACCAACAGGATTAATGACATTTGCAAAACCTGGGGATTTTCATGGAATAGTGGAATGGGAAGTGGTAAAGGGAAAAATGCTCTCTTTTAAACTTGACTTGGACCACCCTAATTGTGAAATCTATCATACAAAATTCTCTAGAGATACGGAGTTATCATGGCATTCACATGGAAAAGAGTCTAAAGAGGTGATAATATGCCTTGAGGGTCAAATGTTATTGATTATGGAGGATGGATCACAGTTTAAAATGGGGGAGAAAGATATATTTACTATCCCTGTAGGCATTAAACACATGGCTGTTATTGGTGACAAACCCTGCCAGATAATAGCTATGACAATACCTAAGGAGAAGTATGAGTGATGATAATTCTACTAAGACATGGAAGGAGTGGGCAATTCAGACAAGTACTGAATTGGAAAACCTTAAGGACGCTTTTGAGAAACAGTGTCAGAAAAACGATAAGTTGGTTGAAAAGGTTGATTCTCTTAAAGAGTCGTTCATCAGGCTTGAGACCAGGATATACGCTGTTGTAGCTGTTATTACTATTTTGATTGAATTTATATTACGGGTAATGCTTAAAGTATGAAATACAAGGATGGTGTTATAGTGAGTTTGACAAAGATGGCTGGGAACAATCCTGTTCATCTTTCTGCCTCAAGAGAGATAATGGAGGCTATGGCTATTGCAGATGCCCTTAGTTTGAAAATCTCTGGAAAGGAAATAGTGGTAACTTCGTTACTTGATGGTGTTCATAGTAAGAACAGTTTACATTATTCTGGTAATGCTTTTGATATCAGGGTATGGATATATACAGAGAAGCAAAAGAAAACTCTGTTTTATAAGTTAAAGAGAGAATTAGGTATTAACTTTGATGTGGTGGATGAACAAGACCATCTGCACATAGAATATGATCCTTTGTAATGGCAGTAGCAAGAGAAATACAGAAACAGGTTACACGACCTACATCAGCTGTAATAATGATGTTGCTATGGGAGGCATTTCTCTCATTGTTTCCCAATGCAATAAATACTTCTGCACAGGAAGGTATAGGAAAAATAATTCTTGCTATAGGGCTTACAGGTGTTATAGACAAGATAGTAAGAAATAGAAAAGAACTCAAAGAGTGGTTTAAATCAATATTCACAAAAAAAGAAAAGTAAAATGGAAGAAAGAAAAGGTTTTCTGTTACCTGAACAGATCAAGAAACTGGAGAAAATCCTCAAATTGAAAGGTGTTCTCGGTATTGTAGATGGTCCTATTCTGAAGCTGATTGATGATCTGCTTCTTGAGAAACTCAAAGCAAAGATCAACAATCCTGAAGAAGTGCTACCAATGATCTATCTTATCATTGATGAAATCTTTAATGCTATTGATGTTGAAGCCCTTGCTGCAGAAATTGCCCAAGCAAAACTTGAAGCTCAGATCTAATGCATTCAGGCTTCCTGGAACCTATAAGGGGATAACAGTCTTAGGAATAAAGATTGTTATCCCTATATGGGGAAAGAAGAAAATTAAGAAGTAAATTTGTAATGCTATGGTAGCACCAAAACAAATAGGATGGTCACAAGAAGCAATGCTCCTTCAAGAGATATCAAAACAACTTGAAAGGATGATAGACATATTGACTTGTTGTACCACCACCACGACAACAACAGAAATGTCCAATTAATAAATTGTAAAACCAACAATTATTAAATATGAATAAGAAAGAAGAAATAGAAGAATGGAGAGATGTTCCTGAGCATTCAGGATATCAAATTAGTAATTTAGGAAGATTTAAAAGTCTTGATAGAGCTATTACTGGAAGACATGGTATAGTAAAAGGTAAGATAATAAGATCATATCCTACTGTAAAAGGTTATCTACAGGTTAGATTTAATAATGGAAAAACTTATACTACTAAATCTGTTCATAGACTTGTTGCTATGGCATTTATACCCAATCCAGAAAATAAATCTCAAATTAATCATAAGAATGGGATAAAGAGTGATAATAGAGTAGAAAACCTTGAGTGGTGTACACAATTTGAAAATATGAGACATGCTTTTGATACTGGATTAAAGGTAGGGCTTTCATGCGAAGATAATGGTAGAGCTACTCTAACTAATGAACAAGTGTCAGAAATTAAAAATCTTTATAACTCTGGATGGAAGATTAAAGATATAGCTAAAGAGTTTAATGTTCCATTAGGAAGATTAAGAACTATGATATATGGATTTTCTTGGGAGAAGGAAACTACTCCTATAAATAAGAGAGATGAAAGAAAAGAATGGGACAAAGAACATGTAAAAAATTCTCTTCTTTCAAAAATAAAAAATAATTCAAGAATGAAACCTTGTCCTGTACAACAAATTACGGAAGATGGAACAGTAATAGCTACTTATAGAAGTCCTAATGAAGCCTCTATAAATACAGGAATCTCTAGAAGAAGTATACAAGCAGTTGCTACTCAGGAAAAGTGTTATAATAAAGATAAAACTTCATCTTGGACTATGAAACAAGCAGGAGGATATATTTGGAAGAGAGTAGAGTTATCTGAAAAAGAATGGGAGGAGATATTATGAAAGAACTTAAATTCTGTACCTGTTTCCCGGATGATGCCTACTTCACATGGCAGGTACATATGTGGTTGGAGAGCCTTAAGAATATAGGACTCTCTGACAAGGCTATTGTTTTAATTTTTACCCCTAAACATAGGGAACCTAACAAGGCAAAATACCAGCAAATCATTGACCTTTATCCAGAGGTAGAATGGAACTGGTATAAGGATGAAGAAGGAGAAGTAACTTCTAAACTTGGAATATATATTCCTATTCTCAGACCTTGGACAGCCATGAAGTATTGGCAGGATCACCCTGATATGAAAGATAAAGCTGTAATGTATACAGATAGTGATATTCTCTTTACAGAGAGATTCAATATAGATCATTTGTTGGATGATGATGTGATATATTGTTCTGATACTAATAGCTACATTAATGCCACATATTTTGATAGTAAAATAAAGGATGTCCTTCCAGAGAAGCTTGAAGAATATAAGACGATAGATGTCCTTGATACAGCCTCAAGAATGGCAGGTATAAATAGAAAGGTTTGTGAGAAGAATAATCTTGATTCAGGAGGTACACAATATCTGTTTAAGAATATAGATGTTGAATATTGGGAAAGGGTATATGATAATATTATTCCTGTCCTTCAATATTTAAGAAGTATAAATAGACAATTTTTTGCTAATGAAAGTAAGGGTCTGCAGTCCTGGACAATTGATATGTGGTTGGTACTCTGGGAGTTATGGAGAAGAGGACAAGAAACTAAGATAGTTCCTGAGCTTGACTTTGCATGGGTGCATGATCCATTAACTAAACTGGAGAAGGTATCCATCTATCACAACGCAGGAGCTACCTCTCCATTTACAGGAGACATGCCTGTATTCTATAAAGGTAAATATCATAGGGGTGAAGATCCTATGTTAGATCCTCATTTAGACTTGGTGTTAAATGATGAGAAGGCAAAGAAGCATTGTACATGGTATTATGCCAGCAAACTTGACGAATTGAGAAAAAAATATGGATTGAAATATTAACAATTAATACAATTAGTGATGAACGCAGGAGTAAAAAACGCAGGAGTAAAAATTAACACATTGGTAGATTGCTGTCTTACAACAACCACCACTACTAACACAATTAAAAAAAGACCACTTAAAGCTTTTGTAAGAATAGATGGAAGTGGTAGAAAAGTAAATGCCAGCCTTATATGGCGTAAGAAGATGCCCAAGGTGGGAAAATGGGTGGAGGTTGATGGATATGAATGTTGCAATGAAGATGAAAGAAATTAAATATGAAAACAATATTCCCATCAGAGATGCTTAATAGCTCTCAGGAGGCTATGAGTTTAGAAAGTATTGCCAGCAAATTGACATATTTCGAGGTACAGTTGCATTTAATACACTGGCAGACAAGTGGTTATGCTGAACACATGGCCGTTGGTAGCCTATATGATTATGTACATGACTTTAAAGACGGATTAATGGAGAAGCTTATGGGGTACACAGGAAGGAAACCTGCTGTATTTAGGCTTGAACCTCTTACAGCCACATCAGCTAATGTTGTTGTTGCTGAAATGATGTTATGGGCTTCTCAACTCAAGAGTTATGGAGAGATGAACGGTTACCATGATATATGCAATTTAGCAGATGATTTCTCAGGCACTTCGGCAAAAACAAAATACCTGTTAACTCTATCTTAATGGAAGTACAACGAAGGGGTTTTCCTGAAATAAGTTCTGACAATGATGAAGTGTTCCTCCAGCAAATGCTAGGGGTCATTTCATCAGTGGATGAGTTGTCGCACGTAGATATTATGAAGACACCTTTCCATCTACAGTTCAGGGTTGCTCCCTCTACACCCATCTACTTTAACAATTTGCTACAAGAGATTCTCAAGCTGAATAATATGTTCAACATAAGAATTGAAATGGGTAAGAGCATGAAGAAAAATTCAACAATAACATTTAATATTAAAATCAACAATTATGGCGAAGTATGACAGATCCAAGAAATATTCTTGGAGTAATGAAGACCAGATTACAATATCTGGAAGGGACTTTGGGTTCTTATTGAATACAATAAGAAGTATCCTGAGCACTGAACAGGCAGCTCAAATCCTGCTTGCTGATAGGGCTAATGATGTCATAGAAAATATCATGGCTGAATACGTAGAGAAAGATGTAATTAAGGAAGTGACTGAAGAGGAAGCTCCTAAAATGAAAATTAAAAAATGAAAACAAATTCACCCTTTGCAGGGAAAACAAAAAGCAAGCCTCTTGGAAACAAGAGCATGACAAAGACACAAGTGAAAAAGGCTCAAAAGCCTAATACTCCTTTTGCTCCTAAGAAGAAATGAAAACGAAGAGTGTAAAGAAGCCTTCTTACGTTAAGGATGCTTCTAAACCTTCTATGAAAAAAGGAGGATGTATGTCTTGTGGAGGCAAGGTTAAAAAGAAATAATCATGGCTAAGAAATGGATTCAGAAAGCCACTGCATCTATCAAGAGACGTGGTACAGAAGGCAAATGTACACCCATTTCTAAACCAGGATGTACAGGAAAAGCCAGAGCTCTTGCCTTAACATTCAAGAAAATGGCTAGAAACAGAAAGAAATGAAAGACGTAACTAAGAAGAAAGCACCTAAAGTTCCCAATCCTAATGTGAAAGGGAACTTTATGCGTGAAAGTGATAAGATGAGGAGAAGAGGAGGTTCTTCTACAAGAAGGAGAGATTTAACTAATTAGCTACCGAATTCTTTATAGAAAATAATGCCATTAAAAGACTTTCTCAAGAGATTGTGAAGTAAATGAGGATCTTGAGATTTTGTATATTTATGATATTCAATTCCTATATAATCAAAACGATTAATTTCATTTATTATAGATGGAATTATCTCATACTCACAACCTCCACAATCTATTTTTAGATACCTACAAGTAGAATCAATATACTTATGAAGAATCTCAGTATGACATTCGGTACTGTTGCTGATATGAAATGCCGAAGACCCTCCTGTATTATAGAAAGGTGTGCCTATTTTTATTATATTTTCGTCCTGTGATGTTATTGCTGTTTGATGTATTTCAATATCATTGTCTGTGAGATTGTTTAATAGGACATTTCTTTTAAAATGGTATATATTCAAAGGTACTGGTTCAAAAGCTATAACTCTACATCCAAACTTCTTTCTTATATAAATTGAAAACATACCCACATTAGCACCAACATCAATTACAGTATCTTTTTCAGAGAGAGATATTCTTTCAAGTCCATAGTAATCATTCTTAAGTTCTCCGAATACAAATGCTACTGTACCTGACTCTTTTAAGTCTTCAAATCTTAAGTGTATTCCATGAACAATATCATCTCTTATTATTGATTCATTCATATTACTATTTCGTATTTCCTGTCATAATTAAACTCATCCTTTATCTTCCTCAATAATTCCTTATCTACAAATGATCTATCTACAGCACTAGGGTGTTCATTCACAAACAATTCGATGAAAAAAGCTATTCCTGTAAGATGATCTGCAATCTGTCTACCATTTGATACTCTTTTACAGTACTCAATAAATATCTGGGCATCTATATTGTGGTTGTTATCAAGAATGATTTTTTCATTTATCAATATATACGCACGTCTTATTATGTCTATAAGAGGTTGCTCTTCAATATTGTTATATTTATATCTGTCATAATATATAGTACTCACCTCTGGCACACAAGAACATACTGATTGTTCCATAAATCCCGGCAGTATATAATCTGGCTTAGTCGCATTAGATATAATAAGATTGGGTCTTATAGTATTAGTTTGTGTATGTTCCATCCATCCTAGATTAATTATTACCGACCCCTTTTTAAGAAAGGGAACATACATTATTGCATTTCCAGGAGCACTCACATATACATCTGTTCTGGCAACTTCTTGCATTTGTTCTTTAAAAGAAGAATAATGTTGCCAATATATATAGGAAATATCTATTCCTTCACTTATAAGTTTTTTAATAACTTTGTTCATTGTCTCCTTCTCTTGGTAGGAAAATCTTTTATTATCTATTACTATGATATGTGGAGAGGGGTTTTTAACATCTGTTATACCAAAGGTAGAAAACATTCTATTTTTAAATTCTTCTACTCCCTTATATTTAGCTCCATATAAAGTATAATCTTCTCTTATTACTCTATTCCCTGTTCTTCCTGTACCTGCTATAAGCTTTTTAATATGAAATATTTTATCTTTAGTATTTTGTAGTTCTATTATCTTTCCTCCACAAAATAGCTCCATTACTTGTGTTGCTTTCTCTCTCCAATTATCCCACTTATTAACTATAATGTTAAACTTTTCTTTTCCATATCCAAATTTTACAAGAGCAAGATATATAGGGTAGAGACAATCAAATAAAGCATGTCCTATATTACTTATCCACATTATATCAGAGAAGGTAGAAAGTTCTAGCTCCTCTATTTCTTTTCCTTCAAGATAGTTTTCTTTAACTATTTTTATTTCTGGAATCCAGCTATAAGTATTTGTCCATTTATTAACATAAGGAAGATTTACAGGAGAAGATGATAGGTAGGTTAATTTTCCATCTATTATATATAAATTGCTATAACATATACTTAGTTCATCTGGGATATCTGTAGTTATAAAACTTGAATAGTTCATATTACTTTTCCGTTATTTATATTTATTAGCTCATTCTTCTTATTTCTAAGATCTTCTTTTATTTTTTCTACATCTAAATTTATTCTTCTAGTTTCTCCTATTCCACCTTTATCAGAAATAAGGAACTTGAAATTGGTGCATAGAACAACTTTCTCTGGGGGGTTAAAGTGAAAATAACAGTTGGAATACGATTCATCATTAACACCAGGTTCGTATCCCCATTCCTTGTCAGCCTTTTGCCATTCAAGCATTAGTTTACAGAAGTTTAATGTCCATTCTTTTGTCCCTCCCCAAAAAGCTCCATAATAGTACATTTGTGGGAGCTTGGTATCAAGAGGAACATAAGCCTTGCTACGTGGATTTCTATCAAATCCCTTTTTCTCTTTCATCCACCCCTGATCACCATAATGCTGTCCTGCTACAGAGTTTCCTAAGAACCATTCTTCCGTAAAGTCTTTATCAACATTAGTGTCAGCATCAAAATAGAACAGAAAATCTACATCCATGTTCTCAAGAGAGAGAATGGAGACAAACTTTAGGTTTGTACCCTCTGTCCAGCTCTTGTTGGTAGTATGAATGTATTCGTATTTGATATTATCAGGAAGATAATCCTTTGGATCAATGTCTGTAAAGAGATAGAAGATTATTTCTTCATTTCCTTTGTAGAAATGCATAAACCTCTTTACTAGCCTGATTCCAAGCACAAAATATGCATTCGTACAAAGGATGACAATTCCTATTTTCTTCATTTGGTATCTCCTGTAGTAGTGGTATAATAAGGAACAAGAGGTGTAGGAGGACAAGGACAAGGATTATACGGATAATAAGGAACGTAGCTTATTTCTTTCCTTGCTATAATCCTGTATTCCCCCCATTCTTCTTCAAAGGCAGCTTCAAGAAGCTCTGTTAGTTCAAGAAGGTTTACGTCTTCTTCAAGCTCAATAGTCTTTTGGTCTGTGTTGATTGTAATTTTCATGATAGTTTATTCTATAGATTTATATAACTCAGATTTAAACTCTTCAAATATTTCAAGGATTTTATTCTCAAACACCCTTCTCTTCCTGCAAATGTAAGGATTAATTATATAAATAACCCTGAGTTCTTTATGTATAAGCCCCTTTATTTGATATAATACCCCAACCTTCATGAGTCTTTTAATTAAACCTATGAACATAGATTCTGACTTTATCTCAAGATACTTCTGTAGAGTGTAATTTGTATGAGGAACCTCATTATTATATAATATGCTTAGAGGAGTTTTTACTGTAATTGACATTTTAATCACATTGGCAAGATCAGAGTTGTTCAATATACGGCTGAGCATCACAATAGCTTCCGTGGATATAACAGAATAATCTGAATACGATATTGTAGACATCTCTGTGCCTTCCTGTACAGTGATAGTTAAATCTTTAGACTTATCAAACTCATCTAATAAGGGTTTCTCTGTGTCTTTATCTACAAACTTAGATAAATCAAGTTTTGTATTCTTCTTTAGTTTACTAACACCTATCATACTTCTAATTTTAGACAAATATAACAAATTTTAATTAAAACTTCTATTTTTAGCAATTATATCTTTTTGAACTTCTAAAATTAGAAGTTTTAAGGGCTTTAAACTTCTAAAATTAGAAGTAGGTAAAATCTGAGATAGCCTTAGAGTCACAAGAGTTTCAGAGGATTTTTAATACTTTTCCGCTTATTCTTATTTAGGGAGAATATTTCTCTAAAAGACTTTCTCGTCTTTTATTAATTTCATCATACCTGTACATATCCGATTCACAATTTGAATGTTCATCCAATGTAAGGAGGATAATATTAGCTTCGTCATATTGTGCCTGTTTGAATTTCTCTTTAGGGAGAATATGATGAAAGTAGATTGATAATGGTTCTTTTCCTAGATAGGTATCAGATACTTCTGAATAGTGTCTACGCTTTCTCCAGATGTCCATAAAGAACTCTCTCATTTGATTGATGTCTTCCTTAGAAGAAGATTGTTTCTTCTTCCTGAGGCTTCTGGTGGGCTTAGGAGCATGATATTTACATGCTCCCTTGCTCCACACAGGATTACTACAACCTTCTACGCTACACGTCTTCATTCACAGATTCTTCAATGGAAGGGTTTGTCTCTTTGATTGTGTTGATTATCGCTCTCTTGAGAGCAATATTGAACTCTTCATCAGATTCAAGGTGCTTCCTCACTCCCTCTTTTCCTTGTCCTACATTTTCTCCATTAAAACTATACCAGGGACCAGATTTCTCTATCACCTTCAAATCCATCCCAAGCTGTAATATCTCTTCCACCTTATCAATTCCCTTCCCATATACAATATCAAAGCTTGATACCCTGTAAGGAGAAGCAAGTTTATTCTTTATTGCTTTTACCTTTGTTATATTTCCATAGGTAATATCTCCATTCTTAGCCAAACTCCTTGTTATCTCTATCCTACAATCAGAATAGAACTTTAATGCATGACCTCCCTGAGTTGTGGTTGGATTGCCATACATCACTCCAATCTTCTCCCTATATTGAGAAATGACAATCACACATACTTTGTTATGTACAAGAGCTGCCTTAATCTTAGGATAGGCATTGCTATTCAACATTGCTTTTTTGCCAATGGCACTATCTCCCATTTCACCATCCACTACTTTCTTAGGAATCAATGAACTATCAGAATCAATTATTACAAGATCCACTTCTCCACTACCAATCATTTCTATTGCTATTGTGAATCCCTCTTCTCCTGAATTAGGCTGACTGATTAACATCTTCTCCGTGTCTATTCCAAGAGCCCTGAAATAATTCTTATCTACAGCATTCTCTCCATCAATATAAAGGGCCTTCCATCCTTTCTTCTGACATTCGGCAACAGCATGCCCACAAATGGTACTCTTCCCTACTCCTTCCCAGCCCATTAATTCATACATCCTTCCCTTTACAAATCCTCCCACTCCCAGAGTTATCCAATCAAATCCTATTGATCCCGTACTTATAACATCGTATTCACCTTTCACTTTTGAATCCAGTGATATTACAGTACCTTTTCCATAGGCTTTATCAAGCTTCTCAAGAGCAAGCTCAAATTTGCTCTTACCTTCGTCTTCTGTTGATTTTTTCTTTCCCATATTGAAATATATTAATGACAAATAAAGCCCTGAATTATTTCAGAGCTCATAATAATGATGTATAATATTAACCCTTAAGTTGTTCCTGTGAATTGACAGCTTCCCAGAACTTACTATAGGCATAAGCCCTCCAGCCTGTAAGATACCTTAGATTCTCTCCTGAGAGTTGCTTCATTCCATATATAACAGTAGCATGATCAAGATCAAATGTCTCACCACAAGCCTCAAGAGAAAGCTTTAACACCTTTCTCTGATAATCCCACACAAGCCATCTTGCAAATACAGCCCTTGCATCCCTTCTTCCAGAGTTAATCTTCAGATAAGGAATTCCTACAATCTCACAAGCGAGTGTCTTTACAAATTCAGTCTTGTCTTCCGTACTGCTTTCATCAGTGTTCAGCTTATTCACCATAGCCTTTGCTTCTTCACCTCTTGCAGCCACGATTTCAATGTTGTGTAGGGGAAATTTGATAATAATTCGGGGTTCTTCTCTTCCGTTCTCTGTAATTATGATTCCTGTCCCAAGTCCTATAAACGGATGTTTTGCTTGGGGGATCTCAAAAGTTGTCCTGCTCATATTGTAATTTTTAGTTCAAAAAATAAAAAGAAAGGACAATAAAGATATGCTATTGTCCCTTCTTTTCCTATGTTTTTCAACAATTTATGAAAAAATTATTTAATTACAATCATTAACGTCAAGCCAACCATCTTCCCATATAAACCTCTCATTTACAATAAATTCCCCTTTACTCCTCCTGAGAGTAATGAAGGCACTTAATCTATCTCTTGTAGTATTAGTTCTCCAATTACAATGATAAATCAATGTCCTTCCTCCTTCTGTCTTAGCTATAAGATTACCAAACAGATACATATAGGATTCCCCATCCACTACTCTTACTGATGTATTCCCTAAATTAATATTTTGCCTCTTTCTAAATGCATTAGAGGCTTTCTCACTGGTAGCATTCATAATTTCTCTTCTAACAATTTAATCGCATCCATTATAGCCATTTTCTCTGTCTCTTTCCTTGAATCAGAACTTCCATGACCTTTCCCCACATCCCTTGGAAGAATTGTATATCTGAATCCTGGAGTTTTGTCAGGCTTCTCATATTTCTTAATGATGATGTAGATATTGTGAGCATCGAATATATCAAACAAACCTCTGGGATTGTTATTAAACATCCCATCAATTATTGTATCTACTCTCTTCTTCACCTCTTCTACAAACTCTTCAGGAACTCCCTTGCCAGTTTCATCCATTCTGTTTAGCATCCATTCCCTTATAAGGTTCATTGACTTGGGATATTCAGCGAACAGGTCCATTCATTCTGTTTTTAAGTTCAACATATTTGTCATTCCACCATTGAGCATCAAAGTCATAATCACATACATCGTCCTTAAAATGACGCTTCATAACATCAGCGTGCATCATTTGATACATAACGCTTGCCATTTCACAAAAGATAATAGTCTTCTCAAGACCAAACCTCTGTATTAATTCTACCTCAATTTCACTATTGTTCATATTCCTTCAATTTATCCTCTGTTAAAGTTTCATTCTCTTCTATGAATCCATGCCATATCTCTTGATCATCACTAAATCGTACAGCAAGCCTATCTTCCCAAAACTTAATCAAATCCTCTGTTCTTCGGAATACCCTATATTGCAATGATATTTCATCCTTATGCAATCCATTCTTGATTATCTTTACCACTTTAGGGAATTCATTCTGAAACTCCTGAGAGGTCTTGGAATACTTACCCTGTCTTACAAGTTGAAAATCTACAGCATATTTACTATCCAGCTTATAAACAACAACAACAAACCCATTAGGATAGTCATAATCATCTATCACCTGTTTTGTCCTCTCATATTCACTATCAAGAAACTCCCTGAACCTGTCTAAGTCCTGAGGTTTAAACAACAAATAAATAGCATCGTCATATTGTACATCCCTCATGGCATCTTTTGAATAGCCATTAAGGAATCCATTATTCTTAATATCCTCTTTATTCACGTGTAAGGTAGGCACCATGAATATTGTTGTAATAGTTTTACGTATTTCTTTCACCGTTTCCACCATATCATTTCCTTAATTTAACAACACCGTTTGATTCATAGTTCTCTCTGCTGATATTCCAGATGTTCATTTCCAAAGCCCATTTCAAATCAATAATGATGGATTTCACTCCAGGATATTGTCTTCCTTTATATTCAAATCCTTCATAGGCATCATTCAAATCATTCTCTGTAAGGGTATAGATGAGGGGATTGTAATAGTTTGTACTGTCACAAACAATAAACTGCGGAGGAAGCACCTTATATCCTTCATATTCCTCATTAGTCTTAACAATATGCATTCCAGCTCCATAATATACGAAAGCTTGCAGATAAGCTCTCCTGTAAAGATAATACTCTTCAAGGAAATTCTCAACAGCCCATACACATTTTAAATCATAAATCTGCACGGTTTGTTCTACATGATCCACTATTACCAAGTCCATCATAGCCTTCATCAGATGATTATCTATCTTGAATCCTTCCACCTGTAATTGTGTCCTCACTGTATAACGCTTGCTGTCTACAAGACCAATAATATCCCTTGTAAACTGATTGTTCTTTAATTCTTCAACAATCCTTTCAGCATTAGCAACATCATTAGGTGTAGCCACTATTAATCCCTGAGATCTTACTGTTCTTATCTCATTGTAATATATCTCTGCGTCACTTCCTATGAATTTAGCAATAACAGCCTCGTATTTAATTTTGAACCCACTCTTCTCATATGCCTCTCTTGAGAGCTCTGCAAAGTCCTTTGTTACTTTCCCATTCTCATCTGTAGCTTCCTTTGTAGCGTCATATAATGCTTCCACGAAGGCTAACATCAATCCCGTGGGTGCAGACACACAAGCTGACATATAAAACTTCTCGTCAAACTTCTCTGCTTCCCATAATAATGTTTCCACAAGTTTTCCCATAAGGATAGATTGTGTATCCTTCTCTTCTACTTCCTCATGCAAAACATGTTTTTTAAAATACCGCTTCCTATCTATTGAAAAATCTTTTAAAGAACTAGACGAATCCACAGGAATTTCTCTATATTCTTTTTCATTTTTAAACTTTAAATTACTATCAATCATAATTTTAATCTTTATATTTCCAAATATAACCATATGCATTCTTTCTTTTATTTTTACAACAAGCAGAAATATTAGAATTAGCTCCTTTTATACCTAATTCTAACTCTGCTTCTTTAAAACTAAGAAAGTGTTTTATAAAATTTCCTTGTAAATCATATTGACTAATTTCTCTAGTACAACCACTAACTATTCTTTCTATATTATTAGGATCATAATCTTTTTTTAAAATTAATCTATAACCTTTACAAGTTTTTCGTTTTCCAGAAAGAACACTACACACATATCCTGATGGAATTAAATTAAAATATAAAGAAGCTTCTTTACAATTTCTAAATTCTCTAATATAAGTTCCATCAAGATCCATCATTACAATAGGGTTAATATATAAGTTTCTAAGCTTAATTCTGGTAGACTCTTTAACTATTCTCCCTTTTGCTGCTATTGATTGTTTTTTTCTAGTATCTAAAGATAATGTTTTACCTTTACCAAAACCCTTGCGTCTATCTTTTGCCTCTTTTGACCACTTATTACCTTTAGTTGTATGTGCAAATTGATAAATATTATAACCCTTATTTTCAATAAAACTTTGTAAACTATTAATATAAAATTCTTCTTTCTGTAGGGTTTCTTCTTTTGTAGAACAAATTTCTATTATTTCAAATTTAAAATTCTCTTCTCCATATTTATTCCAGGCTCTTTGTAAATGTTTACTAAAGTGTTTATTGTTTCTTAAAGACATTAGATGTAAATGCAGTCTTTTATATAGACTATTACAAGTACTTCCTACATATACTTTATTATTTATTATATTAGTAATTTTATAAACACCTATTTTATTAATTAATTCTTTATGGCTAAACATATTTGTAGTAATTTTTACTACAAATTTAATATAATTCTACTGTTCTACCCATATTTCCTATAATACTTCTTCCTGTCAAGAGAGAAATCCTTTAACGAACTCGATGAATCTATTGTCATCTCTCTATAAGCTTTCTCACTTACATTCTTATTATTTCCCTGTATCATATTGTCATTTTAAATTTTGTCGGTTCTTTAATTATACTTTTCTTATATTCCTCTGTCTCCATATCATATATCAACAGATCAAGAGACTCTTTAGCCCACCTTGCATTTGTAGCACTACCGAATGCTCCCCTTTCATTTATAAATTTATAAATTGCTTTAAGACATTCAGCTACAGGCTTCAATTCCAATTCTAAAGCAAGCTCTTTAAAAGTAACATAGCTCCTCCTATTCCTTATTCTTTTTTGTCTTTCCCTCAAGGGAAGGTCTTTCATTCTTTTTTTCATTTTGCGTCTTTATATCATGACACTGAGAACAGAGTACTTGCAATCCATCTACTTCCACAAACAATCTTTCCACAAATCCAGGAAGATCTTCAGCACAAGTAAGAGTACCTACGGGAATAATATGATCTACATTTACATCTTTCATAGGAAACCATTTCTTACAATGAGCGCATTGATATTCATAAGTCTGACGTTTATTGGGCCCTACATACTTTCTCCTTGCTTTCATCCTACATTCAGCAATAGGTTTCCACCACCTTGATTTATCTCTCAAAGCACTGCGTATCATAGCCCAGAAAGCACTCTCGGTCAATGTTCCTG